AGCGGTCAGAGTATTGGAGTATGTCTTTGCGTATTGTTTCAAGCGTTGCTATAATTGCAGATTTTTTTGTTCCACCAGCTGCGGTATATTCATCACATTTATATTTATTTGCTTTGAGTTGCTTTGTATATAATTCATATTGTTCTCTCAACTCACAATAAATATCGATAATCGGCTCATACTCTAACTTATATGTGCCTAAAGACTTCATATCCCTTACTGTATTGTTTTTTATAGAAATCTTTCGTATAGCCTTGCCAGCCAAGTAATCACCGCCTTTGTTATTATTTGAAAAAAGTTTTGTGAAGAACGTAAGAGCAATCGAAAAGACAGACGATATGATGCAGTATGAAAAAGTCGAGGACACAATGCGAATTGATATATTTGATGCTGCGGTATTCGCAGTAGTGAGAATGTTGGAAGATTTGGAAGGCAAAAACAAAGTTAAAAATTGGTTTTAACATTATGAATTATCATAGTGTTTTTATTTTGCGCTGAAAGGGGTGAGAAAAATAGGAATATTTAATAAGAAAACTAAAACACGAACAACACCGACTTCAATATGGCTCAACGGCGATGATGCAAGCGACATTCTTTGTCCTAGCGGTTACACTCCATTATCAAAAAACGAGGAAATACGGCGTTGTGTATTCAAGATTGCTGACCTAGTTTCCAACATGACAATTATGTTAATGGAAAACGGCACTAATGGCGACATAAGAATTAAAGACGAACTGGCAAAGAAAATTGATGTAAATCCAAACAAAAACATGACACGCAAAACATTTATTCACAAAATTGTTACTGACATGATTATAGAGGGGAACGGAGTTTCTTTTCCAGAAGTTAAAGGAATTTATGTTGATAACCTCAAACTTTGGAATGCATCGTCTGTAAGTTATAAAGAGGTTGGAGATTCATACCAAATCATTTATAAGGGCGCGCCATTTAATCCAGATGAAGTTTTGCACTTTGTTTTAAATCCCGATGATGAATATTCATTCAAGGGGCAAGGATATACGCAGATGATAAAACAAACTGTGGCTAACTTGCTTCAAGCTAATGCAACAAAGACAGGATTTTTAAAATCAAAGTGGAAACCGTCAATGATCATATCAATTGAATCTGATGCCGAAGAGCTGCAAAACGAGGAAACCAGAAGTAAAATTTTAGGGAGTTATACAAAAACAACGGAAATTGGCGAGCCGTGGCTAATCCCAGCTGGACAGATTGATGTTAAAACAATACAACCCTTAACGCTTAACGACCTTGCAATACAGGACAGCATAACGCTTGATTTAAAAACAATTTCTGCTTGTTTCGGACTTCCTCCGTTTATGGTTGGTATTGGTGAATTTAACAAAGACGCTTATAACAATTTCATATCAACAACGATTATGTCAATCGCTACAATAATTCAACAGGAATTAACTAAAAAGTTGCTTGTTTCTAATACGCGATATTTTAGATTCAATCCAAAATCGCTTATGCAATATAATCTTGCTGAACAAGTAGCCTTTGTTAAAGAACTTAAAAACGGCGGCATGCTTTCTCCAAACGAGGGGCGTTGCGAATTCAATTACTCGCCTGTTGATGTTGACGGCATGAATGACTATACCGTGCTTGAAAACTATCTCGATGTTGCCGATTTGAGCAAGCAAAAGAAATTAACGCAAGGGGGTGATAATGGTGGATAAAAGACACTCATATTTTAAGTCTGAATTAAAGACAAGAGCAGAGGGAGAACAAGACAGATATATTGACGGGTATTTTGCAGTATTCGAGCAAGAAACGGAACTATGGCAAGGCTTGTTTGAAAAACTGGCAAGAGGCGCTTTCGACAACTCAATAAAAAATAACGATATCCGTTGTCTGTTTAATCATGACAGCGGTTTTGTTTTGGGAAGATTTTTACCTAGTCCGATGGGAACGCGAACGCTTGAACTTAAAGTTGATGATTACGGACTATACGGAAGCGTAAAAATGAACGCTAACGACCGTCAAGCAATGGACATTTATGCAAGGGTTGAGCGTGGCGACATTTCGGGTTGCTCATTTGGATTTAATCCTATTAAAGAAAGCAGCGAAGAAAGAGCGGACGGATGGCACTATACCGTAGAAGAAGCAGATACACACGAAGTATCAATTTGCACTTTTCCTGCTTACCCTCAAACGGAAATACAAGCACGACAAAACGACTTTAAGGAATCACAAAAGCGAAACCTTGAACAAAGAAAAACAATATTAAAAAACAGATTGGAGAATATCAAAAATGGCACTGAAACAACTTAAATTACAAGCTGAACTAAAACAGCGCAAAGCAGAGTTTGGAAAACTTACAGCACAACAGCTAGGTTTTACAACTCGCTCGGCTGAACTCGGAACATCTTTATCCGAAGCACAGACAGACGAGGACATGGAAATTGTCAACACAAGCATTACAGACCTTGAAACAGAAATTGCGACCGCTGATGTTGATGCAAAAATTACAAATGTCACAGAGGAAATCACTCGCATTGAGGGTGAACTTTCAGAAATTGAAGAACGAGCAAAAGAAGTTACAAAACCACAAACAAAAACAAACGAAAAAAGGAGCGAAAGCAAAATGAACAAATTCCAAATTAGAGAACTATTGAAAACAGGTGAATACTACGAGAGAGCAGAAGTTAAGTCATTTTATGAAAGTTTTAAAAATCTTCGTGCAGTTGGCGGCGAGGGTTTAACAATTCCACAGGTTGTTGTTAACCGTATTATGGATATAATCGGTGACTTCTCAACTCTTTACCCACTTGTAAACAAAATTCGTGTAAACGGCACAGCAAGAATACTTATTGATACAGATACAACCGCAGCTACATGGATTGAACAGAGCGGCACACTTGCTACTGGTGATGTTGGAACAATCGCAAATATTGATTTTGACGGCTTTAAAATCGGCAAGGTAACCTTTGTTGATAACTCAATGCTTCAAGACAGCATAATCAATCTTGATGATTATGTTTCAAAGAAAATCGCTCGCTCAATCGCTATTGGACTTGATCTATCATTCCTTAAAGGCTTGGGCGCTTCTGGCAAACAGCCAGTTGGAATTATTCCATCACTTGTTTCTACACACATTACCGAAGCTGATGTTACCAAGCTTGCAAACGTAGTTAAAAAGCTTGCTTTGATTGACACAGGCGCAGACAGCGTAGGCGAAATTGTTGTAGTAATGAAACGTGCTACATATTACAACAGATTTGTTGAATTTTCAATCAATGTTGATAGCAACGGTCTAGTTGTTGGCAAACTTCCTAATTTGTCAAATCCCGATATGTGCGGATTGCGTGTTATTTTCAATCAGAACATGGACGAAGATGTTGTTTTGTTCGGTGAATTTGATAAATATACACTCGTTGAGCGTGAAAGCATCGTTATTGACAAATCAGAACACGTTAAATTTTCAGAGGACCAGATGGCGTTTAGAGGAAAAGGCAGATTTGACGGAAAACCAACAAACGTTAATGCTTTTGTTGCTGTTAATATCGACCTTGGCGCTATTCAAGCACTTACTCTTTCTTCTGTTGCTGGTACAGCTTCGGGCGACACTAAGCTAACACTTGCAGAAGCAAAACTTCTAGGTCGTACATATCAGTATAAAACTCACGCAACAGTTGCACCAACAGCGGCTTACGGTGATGTATTGGCTGGTTGGACTACATGGAACGGCGTTGCCGATATAACCGCAACTACTACTCATAAGATTAGTGTTTGCGAAGTTGGTACAGACGGCAAGGTTAAGCGTTACGGCACCGGCACAGTAACTTCTAAGGCTTAATTAATTAATTAATTAGGGGCGTTAATTCGCCCCTTTTAGGAGGGCACATGGTAACTGTAATTTTAAAATTTAAAGATAAGATTAGCAAGAAAATCTATAATGTTGGCGATGTTTATGAAAATGCTGACAATAAAAGAATTTCAGAACTTGTTAAACTCGGATACATCAAAAAAGAATCTAAAAAATTTAAGGCGGTAGAGTAACATCTGCCGATTAGGGGGTGTTACTTATGGAAACAGTTTTACAAATGTTTAAAATTGATTTAGGTATTACACATATACATCGTGACGGACTTTTAAACAACTTTTTAATCGCACAGCAAAAAGAACTTGAAAGCAAAGGAATAACGCTTGATTTGACCGCCACAGAAGATGTAATGCTGTTGTCTGATTATGGCGCATGGAATTATCGCAATCGTGATAAAGATGTGAGTTTATCAAAAAATTTGCAATTGAGAATCAGAAACAGAAATGTTAAGGGGCGTGCTGTTGATGTCGTATGATGATGTATTATTTTTACTAAACGAAACACCAACAACTGACAGCATCGGCAACACAACTTACACATACACCGAAACGCAAGTATTCTGCAATGTCAAATCAATATCACAAACAGAACATTATCAAGCTGCATCGAATGGGTTAAAACCAGAGTGCAAATTTGTTTTAGCGGATTATCTCGATTACAACGGACAGAAAAAAGTTAAATATAACAATTTGGTTTATATAGTTGAGCGAAATTTCCGAACTGGGGACGAACTCGAAATTGTTGTAACAAAGTAGGTGATATTGTGAGCATTAGAATTGACGGTTTAGCTGATGCGGTTGCAAATATGTTGTCTAGCTATAATCAAGATGTTACAGACGATTTAAAGGGCGAAATAAAGGTTGTAGCAAACGAATGTAAAAACGAGATTATCAGCAATTCACCAACATTAACAACAGATTATAAAAAAGGTTGGAGAGTTAAAAAAGTTTATGAAACCACTGACGATATTCGTGTTAGGGTTTTTAACGCTACTGACTATCAATTAACACATCTACTTGAATACGGTCACTTAACACGAGACGGAGTAAAAAGAGTCGCCGCAATACCTCATATTGAACCAGCAGAGAAAATTGCAAGCGAAAGACTAATGAGAAAAGTAAAAATAATTTTAAAGGGGTGATAATTTGACACTTGCGGAATTTTATACACTTATCAAAACTAGCGGAATACCGTTTAAATATGACCACTGGGATTTAACTGATATACCGTCTTTACCTTATGGTGTTTACGTTGAGGGTCAATCAAACAACTTTAAAGCGGATGGCAAAGTATATCAAAAATTCAACGATATAAGAATTGAATTGTACACAAATCAAAAAGAGCCTGATACCGAATTAGCACTGGAA